TAGGAAGAGTCAAGACACGGGTGTGGACATTGAAGCAAGCAGTCTGGGTCTGTTTGTGCTCTACCACCAGGTCCTCAGTAGCAAGGAGTTTGGCGAGTTGAGATTTGATTTCTTGCTTGACTGCCATGCGATTGCTCTTGTATAACCCTATAATACCAAACCCCCACCTTACGGCAGGGGTATTAGGTGACAGTTCTCCAAGTGTCCGTGTACTTTTTAAGATTTTAAAATAGACCTACAAATTCTTTTACAACTTGATTGCGACTCATCGCATTCGATTAAACAATCGTAATAGTCGTTGATTACATCGGCCTCCTCTGAAGTTCTTTCCAAAGTTCGTTCAAGTTTCATGACGCTCTGTTTCCATCCTGCTAATTGATTATAAGATAACAGATTATGCATAATGTTCTCCGTGTGGCGTGATTATAACGAATGGGGTTTTACTTCATTCATTCCTCTCAATTCTACCAATATTTAGTCAGCGTATGCTAACTTAATGAAGTTTTTGTTAAATTTGGTATTATTGTAAAGTGACGTAACTATTCTTTATAATCCAGATGCCATATGCGAGAAACCTTTTACTTTCTCAAATCTTATAACATTTTCAAACTTATCGTGCAAGTCTGCTTTATGAGATATCACAAAAATATTAGCATCCTTAATAACGAAGCGGATAATTTTCATGAACTCATCTGTACCAAAGCCATCCAATGAACTATCAAATACCTCATCCATAATCAACAGATTAGTATTAACAGAGTTCTTCATCCTTGCTACCTCTCTCCAGGTGAACAAGAGTGCTAAGTCAATTCTCATCTTCTCTCCCTCGCTGAAAGAAGCATAAGAAAAATCCTCATGAATTGGAGACTTAACGGTTTCGTTAAATTCTTCATCAAGTGTAAAGTTGATATAAAAATCCATCATCTGAAGATAACGATTCACCTGTTGATTAATCAGAGGAAGATACTTCTTAATGATTTTGGATTTGACTCCACCGTCTCTTAGTAAACTATAAGAAAAATCGTAGTAGTTGATTGTGTTCTTACGTTGAGAAAGTTCGTCGTATGTTGTTTTTAAATTGTCTTTAAAAGATTCTAACTTTTCATCTTCAATATTTCTATTTGCAAGTTGGTCGGCAACTCTTTGAATTTCCGATTCCAAATCTCTGACTTGTCTTTGACATCCAGAGACTTTAGTATTGTTTTTAGAAATGCCATGTGTTAGGGAAGTAATCTCCTTGCTTAAGTGTAAAAATTGACGCTCTCGCTCTTCTTCCCTATTAATTGCCTCCTCCAGTTCTTTATAACCAGATTGCAACTCTTTAGCTTTATTTTGAGCGTCGGTAATTTTATTTATTCTAAAGGTCTCTTCTATATCCTGTTCACAAGTAGGGCAGACCGTATTCTCTGTAAAAAATTTATGTTCCTTAGTAATTCTTGATACTTTATTAGAAATCTTACCTTTTAAGTTTCCAAGTTTTTTAAGGGTATCCGAGGCACCAGTATGAACAGACATTACTCTTTCAAGATCATCAATCTCTTCAGTGATACTAATATTATCGTTCATCAGATCATTCTCTTCATTGAGAAGTTTTTGAATATGAACCTCTTTATCTTTAATGTTTTGCTTCCCCCGATTTTCAAGTTCCCCAATAAAAGTTTCTTGCATCTCAACTTTATCCATTAGAGACTCTTTCTTCAAAGTCAACACCTTCACATTATCTTTTTGCTCACGTAATTTTTCCTTGAGAAGACCATTCATTGTAGAGAAAATTTTAATATCAAGAAGATCTTCAATTACTTCTCTACGATTGTTAGTAGACAGTTGCATGAAAGGAACAAAAGCACTACTACCCAAAATGACAATTTGAGTAAATGATTTATAATTCATTTTGATAACATTTTGTTCCAACCACTTTTGTTGATCTACGGCTGAGGCAAACTGATTCATCAAACAATTATTTTTCCAAATCTCAAATATATTTGGTTTTATTCCACGAACAATTTTCCAATCCGTATTGTTAATAGAAAAGCAAACTTCTACACTACAATCCTTTTCATTTGTGGAGTTTATCAGCTGGGGTTTATTAATCTTACGAAAAGGTTTTCCAAACAAAGAAAAAGTCAAAGCATCAAGAATGGTAGACTTACCCGCACCGTTCGTTCCAATAATTAAGTTTGTATGATGCTTAGTAAAGTCAACTTCAGTATATTGATTGCCCGTGGAAAGAAAATTTTTCCAACGAACTGTTTCAAATAAAATCATGTTCTTCTTCTTTAGGTGGAATTACAACGTCATGCTTTGTGATAATCGTATACTTGTAATCATGGATATCACAAGTTTTTATCATAATTTCATCTTCAACTTCAATGACATGCATTTCAGGTGCTCCATCATCCTCTAACATCATAGCATATCTTATGGCATCATCCTCATCTTCAAAGAGATATAAGATATCATCTCCATCATCATCTGATACGGAGTATGCACCTTCAGTTTCTTTTCCGTAGATGGTTAAGATGTACATTAGATCAACTCACAAGCTTCCTGATAAACTTCGTGCATAATGTTCTTAACTAATGATTTATCAAGGGGTACTTCTGCTTCTTCAATATATCGGTTCAAGATAGAAATGGTATCTTCAGATTCTAAAGGATCAAATTCATCATCACCATACCATCCAGCAAAATCAAAGTTTTCAGTGACCTTTAATTCTGCAATCCCTACAGCATAAAGTTTATCAATAAATTTTTCAAACTTTTTAATATCAGTTTTTTTCCTGACAATAACTTTTACAATTTTGTTCTCATATTCACGAGCATCAAATGTTTGATAGTCAGTATCTTCATAGTAAATGTTATAGAATAATCTATAAGGATTGTTTACGTGAAAATGTTCAAGAGTTTCTGTATCAAAAATAGTGAATCCTCTTTCATCACCAACATCTGTCCAGAACATTTCGTATGGATTTCCCAAGTAATAAACTTGTCCATTATCGGATCTAGTGTGATAGTGACCACTATAGACTTTAGCAAACTTTGAATATAACTCACTTGCATGGCCATGATCCATGACGATTTGGGTATTGACTCTAAATCCATTGAGTTCAAGATGCCCCATCGCACACTTACAAGTTGTTTTATTGATAAGTTGATGGGTAAATTTTTCATTTTCCTGATTAATCCATGGAATAAACAAAGTGTTTAGTCCACCTAGATTAACTTCTTTTGCCTCAGAGTATACAGTTACGTTTTCATACTCGCGAAGGAGAAGATCAACAGCGTTAACATCATTCGTATTTTTATAATATGCCGTGTGATTACCAACGATAGTATGAACTGTGACTCCCATGTCACTTAGTTTATCGTAATAATTATTCTTTGCCCATGATAGTGCGGAAAAATCAATACCCTTTCTACTATCAAAGGTATCACCCATATCAACAACCACAGAGATACCATTCTCCTCCAAATACGGAAAGAAGATATCTCTGTAGAACTTTAAAAAGTAATCGTGAAATAACTTAGAGTTTTTGCGAGCACCAAAGTGTTGATCGGTAATGATTGCAACTTTCATTAATTACGGAGTTTGGAATGCACTGCATCTTTGATTTGATTATACTCGGAGTAATTTGATCCGTCAAGAGTGTTGTTGTCGTCAAACACCTCACTGAAACCAGACCGTTCAATGATCTTGTTCTTGATTTCTAACTGTCTTTTCTCTCGCTGAATACGACGCAGAAAAGCATAATGAATAATCTGAGTGAAATACGCAAAGGGATTCTGGGATTTTTCTGGGTTAAAGTTATGTATATACTGAACGCAGTTCTCAATTCCGTCAGAGATCATGTCCTCCTTGAACATGTAGTTAACAAAATTGGGTTTGAATGATAGATGATTTGCAATCTTTAAAAAACACTCACCAATGTAACGTGGAATAGGAGGTTTAGTGTCCCAACGTGTTCCTCTATCTTGTTTCGTAGGTTCTCTACCGTGCTTTACTAAGAAAGTTCTTTCAACTTCACTGCGATAGCTAACAAGAGCAGCAAGCAATTCCTTATTGTTCACATAATGCTCAGATCTTTTTCTTCTGGTCATACCTGGTTGTATCATAAGTTTATCTCATATTATGTATAGATTATATCATCTTATGAGGCACTTGACAAGGTGTCTAATATTGTGTACAATTACCTTTGTGAGGGTTGATAAGGATTGTATTAGCTACTCTTAAATATCTTTTCTAGGATCTCTTTAACGTCTCTTGTGTTTCCTAGATATCCCATTCTTCTATTAAGTTTAGAATTATTTTCATTATTTCCACCACCCTTTTGCGATTGGCGTACATAATTTTGATACATCATAATCATTTCAATATCAGATGATTCAGACATTGTAAGAATATTATCTAAATTTATAACAAACATATCTTCCTTTGTAGTTTTTAGCCAGGGTTCTACACGATATCCCATTATTCCTGATTTACCTTTAACCTCAGATACAACGATTGGATTAGATACCAATAACATTGTTCTATTATCTTCATCAGATGCAGCAACCTTAGCAAAGATTTCTTCACCTGATTTTAATTTAAGTGTGCAGTAGAAATCGTCTTCAATCATATTTTTAGTTGAATAGTGATTATCTCATAGTTAAAATTTTCTTCATTATACGTCTTGATTCTTTCTATGAAATGATTAAGTGTGTAATTACGTCTAGACTTAGTGGAGCAATCATCAGAGATATCATATAAAGTTGCTTTTACTTTGTCTTTTCCTTTTCTAAGAACTCGTCCAATACTTTGAAGATTACGGACTCTTGATTTACTTGGAGAGGCAAAGATAACATTATGGAGTTTTTTAATATTGATACCTGTACTAAAAGTTCCATAAGAAGCAACAATGATAGCGTTGTTTTCTTGTTCGGTTATTTCTCGTACTTTTTCTCTTTCTTCTGCATCTACACCACCATGTACAAAAAATACCTTACGGCCATCACCCTTATTTTTATTTATCTTCTCGTACAGTATGGCACCATGTGCTTCAACTCTTGCGAAAAGAATAAGAGTATTTCCTTTGAGATCTAAAGATAAGTTTTTGATAAATCTATTACGCTGTTCGTGACTGATTAAATACTGTATCTCATCTTCATAAGTTTCAAAGCTTTGTGGTGAGTGTTTAAGTACAAGACACTGAATATCAAGTTGAGAGAGATGTCCCTGTCTCATTAATTCATCAGTTCTTGTTACTTTATATGATGGTCCAAATAATCCCTCAAGAACCCATTTATGTGTCTGAGTACCATCCAAGGTTCCAGTAAATCCAAAACGATACTTTGCATGATGAAGCTTTGTCATAATCTGAATTAAAGATTTAGACTTGAATAAATGTGCTTCATCACCTATAATAACACCATAGGACTCAAAGAAAGATCTATCTAATTTATAGACAGATTGCCATGTTGTAATCGTTACTGGGGCTTCATTACTTTTTTCTCTACCAGAATAGATACGGTGACAATATGAATCAGCATCCCAACCATAATCAAGAAAATCTTTATACATCTGTTCTACAAGAGATGTCGTCGGAACAACTAAGAGAATTTTTTCCCCTCTCTCAACGTAATATCTTACGAGAGAATAAATCATCAACGATTTGCCAGAAGCAGTGGGAGATATCAATAGTTTTCTATTATGCTTTAGGGCACCGTATACTCCCTCAACTTGATACTTCCTGGGAGTATGGGCACAAATGGAATGCATGTAATCTTTGACACCCTCTAACGATATACCATCGTTCTCTTCATACGGGGTTCCATACCATTGGTTGTCTTCAAACCTATAAGTGTATCCATAATTCTTACAGAAGGATACAATTTTATCTAACAGACCAACATAGATCTGCTTAGATCGCATATCATATAAATGAATTTCTCCGTTCCAATTCCTACCACGATATTGTGGCATAAACTTTGCATTTGGAACTTCAAATTTAAAATGATCTCTTAACTCATATTCAATATGAGGTTCTGTATTAATCTTTAAAAATACTTCATTTGACTTAGATATAACAAGATTGGCTGATGTATCAATCACATAAGTCCATTCATCTGCTAATATTTATTACATATTTTCAAACTTATATTCCAATATCATTCTATACAACGAATCTCTCAAATACCAAAGGTGCTGTTGTTCTATTGGATGTCTAGCAGGAGAACCTTCCCAATTTTCAATTCTTTTTAAAACACAGTGATGTAATAGATGAATGTCATCTATTGTTAAATTAACTGTGTAATCAAACTCTTGACTTGGCTCGAATTCTTCATCCATTATCCTAGTCCTGAATTAAACCTCATGAATTCTATTGCGTTTTTGATTTGATAAGTTCTATTAGTTATCTGCTTCAGTATGCTCTCAATATAGACAAGCATCGTATCATAGTAATCAATCTTTAAGCATACTGTAGAGAGTTTGTCATCTGCATCAAGATACTTCTGCATAGTATCTTTATCTCTAATTTTTTTGGGAAATGGAGATTCAACATATACATCAGGATCAGCTTTACCACTGAAGTATTCGTACCTTTCGTGTCTTATATTTTTTCTTTGTTGCTCTGCTTTTTTTCTTAGTAAAAAAAGTGTATTATAAAGTTCAAAGTATTTTGCATGTAGAGAGGGGATATTTAGTGATTCGTCATGTAGATTGTCTCTATCAATTTTTGAATCTTTTTCCCACATCCCTTGAAGTTTGTCAAGATCGATCATAAAGAATTATTATTCAAATCAGTTAGTTCGTATATAGTATACTTGAAAGTTGCTTCTGCTGTAAAGTAATCAATGTCTGTGTCAGTGGCATCAAACGTAATAGTAGATAAAGAAACCGGAAACAAATCTTTAAAGTTTACGTTGAACTTTGCCACAAGATTACTACTTAAAACTTGTAATGTTCCATCCGAGTAAATGTTATCACCATCTTCATACATCTTTCCAACTGCTTCGGTTTCTAGATTATTAAACTCTGCTAACGATTCTGGATATCCAAGACCACGTATCCAATTCTGAAGTTCCATATAATTAACAAGATCTTCATCAACTAGAAATCTAATATTTA